TGCAACGATTCAAGCTGGTGGATATGTAACGATTGTATTGCTTGATAATTCACTTGCAGCAGGCACTTGGGATCGTCATGATTCCACTCCTTCTAATGTATCTTGGTCAACTAACACATTAGATTATTCTGGCTCAATTACTTCTGCGACTTGGAACGGCAACACAGTAGCCTACAATCGTGGTGGCACAGGGCAATCTTCAGCATTTGTAGCTGGTGGAATTGCCTATGGAGCATCAACCACAGCTTTAGCTGTAAGCGCAGCAGGAACAACAGGTCAAGTCTTAACCTCAGGTGGCACAGGCGCACCTACATGGTCAACTCCTACTGCTTATGCGACTGTAACCGATGACACCACTACAAATAGCACTCGTTATCCTTTGTTTGCTAACCAAACAAGCGGAAACCTATCAACAGAATATACAAGCTCTACTAAGCTCCAATACAACCCTTCTACTGGCGTATTTACGGCTACAGGGTTTAGCGGTTCAGGAGCAAGTCTAACTAGCCTTACTGCTGGTAATTTGTCAGGAACAATCCCTAGTGGTGTTTTAGGTAATTCCTCGCTTTATATTGGCACTACCGCAGTTCCGTTGAACTCGGCAAGCGGATCAATTACCTCTTTAGCGGTCAATATTAGCGGTTCGGCAAGCTCGGCTACGACTGCAACCACAGCGACCAACGCTACAAATATTGCAATTACAGACAATACAAGCTCTGCGTCAACTTATTACCCTGTTCTATCGTTAAACTCTAGTGGCAATAACGCAGCGACAACTAGCTCTACTAAGCTCAGTTTTGTTCCATCTACAGGTGTTTTAAGTGCAAATGGTGTAGCGTTAACAGGAAATTTAGGTACTGTTACTTCTGTAGCTGCTTTAACTTTAGGAACATCTGGTACTGACCTCAGTTCTAGTGTGGCTACAGGCACTACAACACCAGTAATTACTTTAAACGTGCCTACAGCATCAGCTACTAATCGTGGGGCCTTAAGCGCAGCCGATTGGACTACTTTTAACAATAAGGGTAATGGAAGCGTAACTTCCGTAGCGCAATCATTTACAGGAGGTATTATTTCTGTAAGCGGTTCACCTATTACTACTTCAGGTACTTTAGCTCTTACTGTAGCTGGTACTTCTGGTGGTATTCCCTACTTTACAAGCACAACCACTTGGGCATCTTCAGCACTTTTAGCTGCAAATTCATTAATGATTGGTGGTGGTGCTGGTGTAGCTCCATCTACAATTACTACAGGCACAGGTGTTGTTACTGCTTTAGGTGTAAATACAGGATCAACAGGTGCTTTTGTAGTCAATGGTGGAGCTTTAGGTACTCCTTCAAGTGGAACTGTAACTAATCTTACAGGTACAGCTTCAATTAATATTAATGGTACTGTAGGGGCTACTACTGCTAATACAGGCGCATTTACCTCTATTTCAGCAACTGGCGTAATTACTTCAACAGTAGCCACAGGAACAGCACCTTTTACAGTATCAAGCACAACTCCTGTAGCTAATTTATCCATTGGTGGTAACGCTGCAACCGCTACTTCAGCCACTACAGCCACAACAGCAACTAATGCCAATAACGTAGCCGTAGCCGATGCCAGCACCAATGCTAACTATTACCCTACTTTTGTAGCTGCTACAGGTAGCAATCAGGCTTTAAAAACAGCGTCATCTACGCTAAAATACAATCCATCAACAGGAGCTTTAAGCACAGGCTCTGTAATTTATATAGCACCATAAGGAAAAATCATGGGTCAATTAGTCTTTCAAGCAACAGCAGGCGGTCAGGTAGCCCTAGTTGGCCCTAATCCTAGCTCTAACTTTTCATTAAACGTTCCTGCTGTAAACGGCAATCTTGTAACTACAGGCGATACAGGCACAGTTACCAACACAATGTTGGCTTCTTCTGCTTATACCGCACCTGGCACAATCGGCTCAGGAACACCTAACTCTGGTGCTTTTACGACCCTTTCTGCAAGCTCAACAGTATCAGGCACAGGATTTAGCACTTATTTAGCTTCTCCTCCTGCTATTGGTGGAACAACCCCAAGCACAGGTAAATTTACTAGCATTACCAATACAGGATTAACTTCAGGTTATGTTGTTTATGCTACTACTAGCGGTTTAGAAACTGGTTCTGCCAATTTAAAATTTGATGGAAGTAGTTTGGGAGTTGGTGGTTATGTAAATATTTCAGGATTTTCTAATGCAATATCAGTAAATTCAACTGCAACTAATGCTGCTTTTGAATTAGCTTATCAAGGAACAGTTGTTGGAAATTTAAGAACAGATTCAGGAACTTTTGAGTTAAGAAGTAATGGAACAGATTTAACACTTAATTCAAACCCAAGTGGTACAAACAATATTATTTTTAAAGCTGGTTCAAACACAGAACGGATGCGTGTTACTTCTGGTGGAAAATTAGACATCGGAAATACATATGGTGCTGGATATGGAACATATTTAGCTGTTGGTACAGCAATTCCAAGTAATTCAGCTATAGCCGTTTTTGGCACAGCTAATACAAATGTACCAGCTATAGGATTAACAAATTTTACTGGCTCAACAAGTACACAAAGAATTGTTCTTAATTTTGATAGTTCAGGCTATGGTGGTTTTAGTATTGGTATGCCAGCAGCCTTTAATGCGTTTTATGTTTACGATGAACTTGCTTCCGCAGAGCGTATGCGTATTGACTCTAGTGGTAATTTGTTGGTTGGAACAACTGCCGCTGGTTCTTGGAATGCAAACTGCTGGGGAGTTCAAACAGGCAGTGGTTTTACTGTTCATGGTCATGCAAATGGAACGGGGTCTGGTACTGCTTATATCTATTTTGATTACAACAATAATCCTATTGGTTCTATTACTCAATCTGGTACGACCAATATTGCAGTTAATGGAACCTCTGATTACCGTCTTAAAACAATTAATAAAGAAGCATCTTGTCTTGATGATTTAAACAAGTTAAAGATTTATGATTTTACTTGGGTAGACGGAAGAAAAGATATTGGTGGCTTGGCTCATGAAATTGCAGAAGTATATCAAGATATTGTAACTGGAGAAAAAGATGCTGTAGATAAGGATGGTAAACCTATTTACCAACAAGTAAGTTATTTAAGTGCAGTACCAAGACTTATTAGAGCAATCCAAGAACAACAAGCCCTTATCACCACATTGCAGACTCAAGTAGCTGCCCTTCAAGCAAAAGTAGGAGCATAAAATGACAACTATTACATGGCAAATTGAATACATGGATGTGGCAACACAACCTATTGACGGACAAACACAAGTAGTATTAACTGCTGGCTGGCGTTGTATTGGCACAGACGGAACTTATAGCGCATCAAATTATGGTTCTTGCTCATTCCCACAGCCAACTACAGGCGGTCAATTTACACCTTATGCACAACTTACCCAAGCTCAAGTATTGGGCTGGTGTTATGAAAATGGAGTAAATCAAACTGAAGTAGAGGCATCTGTTACAGCACAAGTTAATGCTTTAGTAAATCCACCTGTAACACAACCTGCACTTCCCTGGTCTGCATAATGTTTACTTGGAAAATCCTAGAAGTTTCTGCTAAAGATGGTGTGATTACTCATGCTCGTTATCATGTCACCGCTTCAAGCGAAGATAAATCAGTAGAAACTGAGGGTAATTGGTATTTTGACTGCCCTGTAGCTAATATTCCGTTTGATGAAGTTACAGAAGAAATGGTAGCTGGTTGGATTGAGGGTGAGGCAGTAAAAGATGGTCAATGCCATATTACCGCTAGATTACAAGAGCAGTTAGAGGCGATGGAAAATAAAGTCATACCTCCGTGGCAACCACAAGTATTTAAACCTGAGATTTAATTATGACACAGCCAATAGACATCATTTCAAGAGCATTAAAAGATATTGGAGCTTTGGAAGCTGGAGAAACTCCAACTCCTGAAGCCGCTCAAGATGCTTTTGATATGCTCAATGACCTTGTAGATCAATGGTCAAACGAAGAA